CGTATCTTGATGCGAATCCTTCGCTGGCCAGCCTGTTGACTGGCCCGGAGCCCTTGAAGTCTGTACTATTAGATGGTGAGTACGCGAAACTTGTTCTCTATGATCGTCTTACCAAGAGGATCCGGGAGACTCAATTACGCCCCGTAATAAAGGGCGTACCTGATTTCTCTGATCTTCCTAAGGTAGGATTTTCACGGGGAGCTCGCTACGTGTACTTTAACTTTCTCTTAGTACATGACGGCAAGTACTACTGGTCCCGTCGAAGAATGTTTGTTTCATACCCCGAGAGGGGTGGTGGAACAAGCGGACCGAGACAGGACGGCGGCGCGTCTATGGACGACTGTAGACGTGAGGCGATGGCGAAAGTGAAACTTCCGCCAGGCAAGCGTACTGGTAACCCGAAATCTACAACTTTGCGTCCAAATCCGGAGACCAGAACTAAAGTGCGGCAAACTTACGTGGAGGGCAATAATGGCGGATATTTCTTCGTCCCTACTGCCCTTACGGAAGTCTACTACACTCGGTCTTGGTCTGGGGTTAGAACCCCTGGATTTGGTGCATTGAAGAAGGGACAGAAACCGGTTAACAACCATTCTGTCCAGATAACGGATATCCAAGATAAGGGTTTGATAGAGAATATAGATATTCCCTCAACGGGAATCTACTTCAATACCTACTCTTCCTGGGAGAACCATTACGACGCCCCTGCCATGCCTTCACATGATGTGAATGCGAAGCTGAAAGCCCTAAAGAAGCTCAGACAACGTATGGAAATCGAGATGGAAAGTAATCTCGCCCAAGACGTTGTCCAGATTCGACAGACCGTGAAGCTGATTTCTGATTCAGCTAAACGAATCTATCGAGCAGGCTTATCCCTTAAGAATGGAAACATTCCAGGGGCTGCCCGCGCTATTTGGGGTTCTTCACCTCCCTATTATGGCCGTAAAGGACGTGGCCCCGATCATGGAGCAAGCGCAGCCAATAATTGGCTGCAAATGCAATATGGTTGGAAGCCACTCCTCCAAGGTATACATGGGAGTATGGAGGCACTCGCTAGGTTAAATTTAGCGGATGCTTCAGTGAGGCAGGTCACCGCAAGAGCCGGAACTGAAGTTTGGGACGTCGACGATGTGCCCCTTTGGCATAACTCGCAGAAGATCGGGGGTTGGATAAGAGTCCAAACTCGATCTCATTGCAAGTATGGCATTAGGTTCACTGTCGAAGACCACCTTTCTGCTTTTCTGGCTCAAACTGGTTGGACAAACCCAGTTAATCTCGGCTGGGAAATCCTCCCCTTTAGTTTCGTGGCCGACTGGTTTCTACCTATTGGGCCGTGGCTGGAAACGCTAAAAGCGTATTCCGGCCTCGTCTTTCTAGATGGTTACGAGTCGTTATTCACTAAACAAAAAGTGGAGTCCTCGATGCGTTTCAGTGGAGCTATTGGTTCTACGGCGCCAGGGCAATTTTTGAGTATGGGCGGACAGTACTCCAGAGAAGTGGTCTTGTTCAACCGAACGAAGCTTGCTTCGTTCCCAGTTGCCCAATTCCCCTCCTTTAAGAGTCCTTTATCCGTTACACACGCATTAAATGCCATAGCGCTTGTAAAAGCCGTGTTCCGCTGAGAGAACCGCATTGCTCGTGAATAATTCAGGAGCACTATCTTGGCAGCACAAAGCCAGATCGCAGTAACCGGCATCGCGAACCTTGGCACTCCAATTCTTACTACGAGTGCCACTATTCCCTATGATCGGATACTGAGCGCCTACGGGTTCCAAACGAACCAGCCAGGCGTAGCAAAGTGGGTAGACAAATCGGGAGGAATCCCGGTTGGCTACCCGACGTTCACTATGTCCGTCCGCGAGCCTACCAAGGCGAGTCGGGTGTTCAAAGTGACGGCGAAGTTGGACATCCCAACGCTTGAGCAAACGAGTGCGTCAACAGCGTCCGGCATTCAGCCGGCTCCGGTGAAAGCGTATTCATGCCAAGCGGTGATGGAGTTCCTTCTACCAGAGCGATCCACGCAGGCGGAGAGAAAAATTCTCTTGCGCAACGTGGCCTCTCTGTTTTTCACAACCATCAACGCCTCCGATGGTGATCCGACCAGCAGCACTGGTACGCCGCTGATCGCCGCCATCGAAGATTTCGAACCGGTGTTCTAGGTTCGATTTCGTTGATTTCGTGAAATCCTCCGAGTAATCGGAGAGTAGATTTAACTCCTGGAGGTCCACATGTCTTTTGAAAAGCATGGAACGGAGTTCCTTAAAGGACTCCGGTCACTTCGCGTTCCCCTGGCAGTAACTACCAGGGTGGTGAAGGACTACTTATCCTCTCTAGATTGTCCGAGAGCGCTAACTGCTTGGATTCTTTATGAAAGTAAAGAACACGAGCAGCTGGCTAATCTCTCGTTCGATCCCTCTCATTACGATTCCGTAGTGAGTTGTAGAGATGCTTACGCCGCTACTAAGTTCTTATCAAAGTATAAGGATCTCTCCTTACCCTATGATTTGGACGAAGTCGCGATGCAGAAATTCGAGAAATTCGAGCTTCTGTGTAAGCAAACGAACAATCGATTCAGAGACCTTTCGCGCGACCCGCTTTACGCCGGTCGTGCCGTTTGGTTGCATTCCGCAATCATTCGAAAAATCGAAAGAATCTTAGGCGATTATTCTGCGGATGAGTTTTTCTCATCTCCCGACTGGGGCCCTGGCGCCTCTACGTTGATAAAGCGTAGGGAAGCCAGTCCAGTAAAGAAGTTCCAACGTGAAGTTGGAATCACGCGTGATCTCTACAACCTTATCCCCTGGGAAGCTCTTGAGGATGCTTATCCTCTTTGGGCTTCTCAAATGCCCCTGGCTGGTTTTCCAACCTTCCAGGTGGGGAATAAGGTGGTCACTGTACCGAAGGACGCAACAACCAATCGAGTTATCGCCATTGAACCTGGAATCAATTTATGGTTCCAAAAGTCCATTGGCGAAATGATTGGAAGACGCCTCCGTCGGTGTGGGGTCGATCTGCGCTATCAGTCGAGGAATCAATATCTGGCACGAGTTGGCAGTATTACTAACCGACTTGCGACAGTTGATCTCTCTTCTGCTAGTGATTCCATCTCGTGTTCCGTCGTTGAGGAGTTGATCCCTCCGCGATGGTTTCACTTGATGGATGCATGTCGATCTCACTACGGCACCCATAACTCTCAACCCAGAAGGTGGAATAAATTCTCCAGTATGGGGAACGGATTCACTTTCCAGCTTGAGTCTTTGATATTCTACGCGGTAGCATGTTGCTGCGCAGAATATCTTCATCTCCCTATTCAGGAGGTGAACGCTTATGGCGATGATGTTATATTGCCGTCAGCGAGTTATGAGTTGTTCTCAGAGATGATGAGATTCTACGGCTTTCTAATTAATGGGAAGAAGAGTTACATCAACTCCCCATTTAGAGAAAGCTGCGGATCACATTACTTCTCTGGTGTCGATGTTAAGCCAATCTACCTTAAAGGTAGACTATCATCCGTTCCAGCAATTTATCGCGCAGCGAACGCTATCCGTCGGTTGGCGCACCGCCGAAATTCACACTTCGGTTGTGATGCTAACTTTCAGAAAGCATTCGATCACCTCGTATCTTCGGTTCCCGTTGCCTTACGGCTTCGGATTCCTGAGACACTTGGCGATGGTGGATTCATCTCTAACTTTGATGAGGCCACACCTGTGA